CGTTCAGCGCTCCTCGTTGACGCTCAGGCAATCGTGGACAAGGCAGAAGCCGAAGCCCGTGACCTAAGCGTAGAAGAAGATGGCAAGATTGCAGAGTCACTGAAGGCTGCCGCCGACCTTGACGCATCAATCAAGCACCACGAAGAACTTGAGGCTCGTTCGGCACAAGCCGCACAAGTACGCAAGGACACAGGCGTGGCAGTAGTCAAGTCAGAACCACGCACATACACAACTCGCAGTGAGCACTCGTTCCTCGCTGATGCATACCGTGCGCAATTCAGCAACGACTACGCAGCGCAAGAGCGTCTCTCACGCCACAATCGTGAGGAGCAAATTGAGCGTCGTGATGTCACTAGCGCAAACTTTGCTGGACTTATTGTGCCACAATTCCTTACGGACTTGGCTGCACCATACGCCCGTGCAGGTCGTGTGTCGGCAGACCTTGCTCGCAAGCATCAACTGCCAGACTCCGGTTTGACACTGAGCATCTCAAAGGTGACAACGGGAACAGCCGTTGCTGCACAGACAGAAGGCGCAGGCGTACAAGAGACTGACATGGACGACACCAAGTTGGACATCTCGGTCAACACCTACGCTGGTATGCAAGATGTATCACGTCAAGCGATTGAGCGTGGCACAAACATTGACAGCCTTGTAATGGCTGACCTTGTTTCTGCTTACCACACAACGCTGAACACAGCAGTGGTTGCCGAGTTGTTCTCATCAGCAGGCAACGCAGTTACCTACACAGACGCATCACCAACAGTTGCCGAACTGTACCCAAAGATTCTGGACTCTGTTCAGAAGGTACAGACCTCGTTCTTTGCTGGTCCGAATGTGATCATCATGCATCCACGACGCCTTGCATTCATCTTGGCAGCCGTGGACGGACAGAACCGACCACTTGCAGTACCAACGCCATCAAGTTCAGGTCAGCCTGCGTTTGCATACGGCTCTGGCGCAGCGTTGTACGGCAACTCTGGCTACAGCATTGTTGGTTTGCCTGTGTACACAGACGCAACCATTGCAACCGACAAGGGCGCAAGCACCAACCAAGACACCATCTATGTTGGTAACTCGCAAGAGTTGCACTTGTGGGAACAGGGTTCTGGTGAGCCAATGATGTTGCGCTTTGAGCAACCGAAGTCAAGCGAACTTGAAGTGACGATGATTGTGTACGGCTATGCCGCTTTCACAGCCAACCGTTACCCAAGCGCTTGGTCACAAATCAACGGCACAGGATTAGTCACTCCAACCTTCTAATCGTCTATGGTGTTGGGGCAGTGTTGTTGATCGCAGCACTGCCCCAAACACTTAGGAGCACACATGTCAAACACACAAGACCAAATCAAAGCCTTACTCGTAGAGCGTGCAGGTTATGTAGCACGCAACTTGCCTAAGCGTGCAGCATCATGCGATGCAGCATTAGAAGCATTAGGTCACAAAGTAAGCACAAGAGAAGCAGCAACGATTGAACCAACAGTGGAGCGAGCCAGCCAGCCTGCGGCATCTAAGCGAAAGAAGTAACCAATGGCAATAGCAAACGGCTATGCCACGCTTGCCGAGGTAAAGGCAGCACTCAGACTGACAGACAATGTTGATGACACATTGTTAGAAGGCGCAATAGAAGGCGCAAGCCGCCGCATAGATGGATACTGTGGTCGTTGGTTCTACAAGACAGCCCCAACAGCAATCAGCATCTACCCGTTTGATTACTACAACATTCCGACCAACGACATTGCAAACACAACGGTCATTGTCAAAGTAAGCACACAAGGCAACAATGTCTTTGACCAGACATGGACACAAGGCACGGACTACCAGTTAGAGCCTCTTGATGCTGGACTGAACTATCACCCTTACAATCGCATCGTGGCTATTGGCGGCAAGACATTCCCGATACAGGTCACGCCGAATGTGCCTTACTGCCAAGTCACTGCCGCTTGGGGCTGGGAAGCAATCCCTAGCGACGTTCGCCAAGCCTGCATCCTGTTGTCCATTAGAGGTTTCGCACGCTACAACGCTGCACTAGGCATTGTCGGATTCAATGACATGGCAATACAAGTCAAAGCAGTTGACCCCGATGTGCGTGACATGCTCAATCAGTATCGCTTGCTAGCAGTTGCCTAATGCCTGCCACCATCAATCAGATAGCAACAGCACTAGCAACACAACTGGCTACGATCCCGGGGCTTCGCACATACGCCTACCAACCAGACCAACTCAATCCACCAATCGCATTCCCAATCTTGCAGACAGTCAACTACCACAAAGCGTTTGGTGGCGGCGATGTCACAACTGATTGGAACATCACTGTCGTTGCAGGCAGATACACCGATAGAACGGCACACAGCCTGCTAGACAGTTACTTGTCCTATTCGGGCGCATCAAGTATTCGTCTAGCGTTAGAAAGCAATCCAACATTGAGTGGAGTAGTAGCCACACTGGTTCTCAGCAGTGCAGCAAATATAAGTGCTGTCACAGTCGGAGACGCAGAGTTTCTACAAATCTCTATGCAATGTCAAGTCCACGGCTAAGGAGCACAACATGGCACAATACAAAGTCCTGAGCGACAGGCTCACAGATGTAACAGCAGGAAGTACAGTTGACGACATGCAACTAGAAGGACTCAACATTGAGGCACTCATTGAGGGCGGACATATTGAGGCAATCAATGCAAACAAACAATCAGTCAAGAAAGACCTAGAGGAGAAATAAGTCATGGCACAAATCGTTCTCACCAACGCATACATCTCAGTGAACTCAGTCATACTGAGCGACCGAGCAAACTCTGTAACACTCAACTACGAGATTGACTCTGTTGAATCAACCACGTTCGGAAGCAGCGGACATGTGTTCGTGGGCGGGTTGCAGAACAACTCGTGCGAAGTTGCATTCATGCAAGACTTTGCTGCAGCCAATGTTGAAGCAACTGTCTATCCACTTGTCGGCACCACCACCACTGTGATTGTCAAGCCAAACGGTGCTACGACAAGTTCTACGAACCCGTCTTACACATTGACTGGCACATTCCTCGCAGCACACACTCCAGTCGCAGCCAGCGTCGGAGAGTTGGCAATGACAACATTGTCTTTCACAGGTGGCACACTGGTCAAGTCAACAACCCCATAAATCACAATCTAAGGAGCAGCGATGAAGATTGAATTGACAGTTGAGTACATTGACGGAACAACAGAGGATGTGGACGCCACGTTCGCAGACTTCGTTGGATTCGAGCGCACATGGCAACGCAGCGTGGTCAAGTTTGAGCAAGAGTTACGCTTGACCGACCTTGCATGGTTGGCGTGGTCTGCACTTACTCACAGAGGCAAGACGAAAGCAAAGTTTGACCCAGAGTGGATTCGCTTAGTATCGGAAGTCAAACCCCGAGAGGACAGTGAGAGCCCTTTGTCAAGTTCGGAGACGACTCAGCCCATTGGCTGATTGCTCACCTAGCCTTTGAGTATCACATATCACCAAGCCTTCTTATGCAAGAGAGCGAGGAGATGTTGAACACAATGCTGGCTTATCTGCGATCAGTTGCACAGCAAGCAAAGCGCAAACACAGATGAGGATACGATTGGCAACATGGCAAAGGGCGGCACAACACTTTCAACGGTGACAGCAGGTGGCAAGGCTGCCAACTTCCGTATTGACACCTATGGCATGAATGAGACGCTCCGTGCATTGCGTCTGTTTGACAAAGACATGTATGACCACATTCGCAAGAACATTGCTGACGCATCACAACCTCTAGCCAAAGTAGTTGGAGAGAGATTCCCTGACGAGAAACCTTTGTCTGGTTGGCACACATCAGGTCGTAAAGGTCCATCACGAATGCCTGGATATAGCCCCGGGGCTGCGTCTAAGGGCGTGAAAGCAATTGCTGGCACTGGACTAGCCCGTGGCAAAGGCAGAACAATCTTGCGCATACAACAGACCAATGCTGGTGGCATGGTGTTTGATACTGCTGGCAGTGCTAACAACAGTCAATTCGTTATGAACTTAGACAAGCACAGGCGCACAAAGAGCAAGCAGAATGGTTGGCGTTCACGCATTCTTTATCCTGCAACAGCAAAGAACTTCACTTTGATTGAGGCTGCGTTGCGGAGTGTGTTGCGAACTCTTGAACAACAAACACAACAACGCCTGTCAAGCGGCATTGGGGGCAGGTTCTAATGGCTGTTGGTGTATCCATTGTCTCCACCTTTGATGCGAAAGGTGTATATAAAGCCATCAAGGATTTCAAGAAACTAGAGGGCGTGTCTGCCCGTGCCAGTTACTCAATGCGCACTATTGACAAAGCCCTCACCAATGGCGTTAGGAACGTGGCAAAGTATGGGGCTGTTGCTGCTGCAGGTCTTTCTGTTGTTGCTTTCAAATTGGCAAAGACTGCTGAGGATGCACAAGTTGCAGACCGTGCCATGTTGCAAGTTGCAACCTCTATGGGTTTGTTTGGTGGAGAGACACAGAATGTTGTTGACAGGCTCACAGCACTGGCATCCAAGCAACAGATGCAACTCGGCATTGATGAGGACATCATCAAAGCAACACAAACCA